ACCGATCCCGACATAGCGTGACTCGTCAACCGATGAGTCAATGACAAGCCACTGGATCGGAGGCATCGGATCCACACTTTTCCGATCGTTCCACAAGTTAATCGGGAGGTACGAGTTAGTTGAATCCACCCACAGATTCAGATGGCCTCGGATGAACGCTTGCCGGTTCGGGGAATCAAACGCAAGCTCTAACGCTTTCATCGTGATCGTCGTACCGAGCGCAGGATTCGCCCAGCCCCAATACTGCCGATCCTCCAAACTCACTCCGGGCGGAAGTGACCATTCCGCAAAGTACAGCGAGCCAATACGGCCCGAGTCAATCGCTGCCATTCCCTGCTCTCGAAGCTGTAGGAGCACTGTGCTCCCTTGGTCGCCGGCGGTGGAGAACATCATCATCATCGGATTCTTCTTAATGGCGACCTGTGATGGCCTGAGCGCAGTGAACACAACTTCGGGACTGATGTCCCAGAGCTCGTCGACAAGAATGACCGAGGCTGTCATTCCGTGAGCGTGAGCAGAAGCCGCGACGACTGCGATAGATGATCCGTCTGGGAAGTTGACACGCTCGTCTCCGTTCTGCCACCGAACCTTGCACAAGAACTTGTCCTCAAGGTCGCGGACAACATCACGGAAGAGGGCCATGCTTCGGCGCTTCTGGTTAGCAACAATGACGATCGTCTGAGGCTCCTTCTGCAGTGCTGCATACTCGGTCGCCATGAAGCCGGCGACAGCACGCATCACCAAGCTCTTGCCGTTCTGTCGAGCGGTACTGATGCAAGCCTCACGGAAGATGAAGTCACCGTTCTCGTCCAGACTCAGAGCGTCATTGATTACGCGCTTTTGCCACTCCATGAGATCAATGTTGAGCACGCGCTTCGCCCAGAGGGTTAGGGCAGGGCCGAAACTCTCGCCGGCATTGACGGGCGTGACCAGTCTCGGCTCGATCCTGCCCGATGTTGGAATATCCGACTCCGATCCGCTTAGTCCCTGCTGGTTCAGGCTGGTTGAGGGGATTTCCGAGTGGGGGCTCGGGGTAGACTCTTTGACGAAAAAAGAAGTTTTTGTGGCGTTGTTGCGATTTTGTATGCGTTGCGCTGTCTTTTGGTTGACGAAGCGTGCTCCTCTGGACGCGTTGCATGAGGCGCATGATGGGACAAGGTTGGCTCGGTCATAGGGGTCGCCTCCTCGGTCAAGCTCTACGATGTGGTCTACTTGTGTGGCCTTGGTGCGTTTGCCCTTGAGCCTGCACCAGTGGCAGTCACCATCCTCCTCGAGTACAAGCCGGCGAACTTCCTTCCAGCGTTTGGTTCCGTAGATCGGGCTACCTGCCATGGAGCTCCATGCCGATAAGGCATCCGCACTTCTCGAGGTCTAGTCCTTTGATGACGCGCCAGCCTGTGTCTCTGCATTGTCCACAGGCTGAGTGATCTGCTACTTGAGAAAGCATAGGGACTTTCTCATAGTCTTTGTTATTTAGTTCTTGATATACATCGGGGTTTTCCCCACAGGGATTATCCCCATGAGGTGCGACCTGCGGTGATGTGTTTCTCACACCTTTATCCACACGCTGTGGAGTGTCGAAGACGAGGGTGTCGTACTGCCACTTTCCGCCTTCGTCTTGGTATCTTCGGCGCTTGATGTAGCCGGCGGACTCAAGTTCTGTCATGGCTGTCCTGATGGCATCTATGCCCTCGCGTTTGACACTGGCGAGGTGTCGTGTGGAGGTTCGCCAGTTGTCGGGTTTGGACAGGACGAAGATGAGGACTGCTGTGGCCTTGAAGGTCAGACGCGAATCTTCAATGATCTCGTTACGAATCTGAGTCCAGTTTGACTCTGGTCTGGGCGCTCGATAGATGCTCATACGATGTCTTCCAATGTGACGCGCTTCCCTTGGCGATAGGTCTGATAGCCGGCGACAGTACCGTCCACAATAACCTTGACATAGCGGTCAAGGTGCTGATCTTGGTTCAGGAGTGTCATGACGATAGATGGGTTGGTGTGCAGCTCTGAGGCTTGGCTCTCGGTCAGTTTGCGAGGGTTGCCGACTCGATGCATACAGATCACTTGATACTGGATCATTTGCCGAGCCTTAACCAGTGACCGTCAATCAGAGTCTCGGCGAACATGACACTCCTTGAGCGCGCCTGAATGAAGATCCCGTCAATGCTCAGATACTCGCACTCAAGGCCACCAGTGCGGAGAGCGAAAATGTGGATGTAGTGCCGATTCGGATTATCCGAGTCCCCTGATTGGAATAGGACTCTTAAGGGTCGGATGGGTTGCATCCAGTCTGTGAATACATTGTCGGGGTTCATATTGCTTCTTCTTTCGCTTGTAGGGACTTGAAATGTTTGAGAGCTGCGCTTGGTGGAGCAAGCTGTGAGATTGGTAGGTCGTGACAGTCGGTGTTGTAATAGCGTCCATTTGGGACATGGTTGCCATCGGCGTGATGACGCATCATCGGCTCGCCTTCATGGTGCAAGGTTGCCATTCTGAAGAACTTGTCCCAAGAGCATCCACCGAGGAGCCAAATGGCTTCAGGTCTGCCGGCGACATATTGCAAATGGACGAAGAAGAAGAAGTCAGACTTCTCGACTGGATTCTTACGAACACCAAAATTCACGCAGTAGTGCATCTCTGGCGGAGTGGTCACCTTTTGAACTTTGACTTCTATGGTGTGACCAGAATGAAGCTGCACATCGCTCTTCAACCCTTGGTGTTTGTAGGCCAGCAGGTCGTTAGTCCAGCAGTAGTCAATGACAGCGATTTCACCGATCGCACCGATGAGGGAGTGTTCTTCCTTGTAGTCAGCGCGTTTCTTAAAAGTTGCGCCACTCATGTCTTCTAGCAGTTCATTAGCCTCAAAGATGAGGCGATCGGTGACTTGCACTCGAATCATCAGAACGCTTCTCCCTCGGTCATCTTCTTCGCTTTCAGATCGGCGACCAGCGACTCAAAAGCGAGACGACCAGACGGAACCTCGCCGGCATAACCAAGAGCCCTGAGTAGTCGCCTCTGTCCTTCAGATGCTTCCCAAGGCTTCACAGGCTTCGCAGCCTGCTCATCCTTCTGACGGTTGATCACTTCCTCCAATGAGGCCATTTTCGGGAATGACATCATAAGCCCAGCCAAGCGTCCGAGACATGAGGTGGACGCGTTCATCTGTTCGCTGTCTCGAGTGAAGGAGGTCTTGCCGGGGTACGGCTCAAAGCAGGTCGCTTGACATGGGATCGGATCGTCAGGAGTACGCCATGCTTGCATCGTGACCGAGATGAAGGTCTTGTCGCCGATCGTGACGATCTCTGGGCGATGCTCCTTGATGCGAAGCTCGGGCCATTTCTCAAGTAGAGCTGCAAAGCGTGTCGGGACATCAACATAGTTACTGAGATCCATAGCGTTCAGCCTCCTCGAATCGGTTGATCGTGGATGTCATTGATCCGAACGGATCGTTTGCAGGCTTGTAGAAACTGATGAGCTCATCGTAGAGATCGCTTGCGATTCCTTGCCAGAAGCGGATGCGTGTGTCTCTAATCTTCAGACGGAGCTCAAGGTCGGCGATGTGCTTCTCCTGCTCCCTGATCGTCTGAACCATGCCGTCGGGGTCGTTCATTGGATAATCCTTCCTAGTGGGATAATCCGACCATATCAAACAGGTGTGTCAGAGTGGAGCATCCCGTGACGCTGATTCTCCGAAGTGCCTCCCCAGATTCCCGGGAGGGCTCGATATCCGAATGACAGCGCATACTTGAGACAGTCATCTATCACTGGACAACTCTCACAGACTGCGACAGCTCTCCGAAGGTGTTGCCATGCTTCAGCACCAACCTCGGGGAAGAACCAGTCAACGGGCAGATCACGACAAGCTGCTTCTTCTTGCCATTTCAGGCTGTTCAGCATGAGATGCTCCAAGGTTGCCATCCACACTTCCCAGCTTCTTCTCGACTGTTCCACAGTAAGAACGCGAAGCGCAGATTTGATGATGGGATTGCCATGTCTTCAAGAGTCCAACCCATCTCGGATAGCCATTCCTCGTGGATCTGGTTGATCTGCGTGAGTCCGTGATCTGATCCATTGAAGACTTCTGAATCGGCTGAGATTGACTGACAGCGCGATTCCTTCCACATGACGCGACCGAGGGTCTGCAGTACTTCTGTCCTGTTGGGCCAGCCCATCTCTACGGCGAGCGGTAGCCATTCTTGACACTTGGTGTCGGGATCTATCTGGGCGAGCTGTACGAGCGTTGTAGAGGTCTCTACGGGCTCATCGTAGATCGTGGCGTTTTCCTCTGCGATCATCTGAGCGATAAGGGTTTCTTGGTCTGCGATCTGCTCATCGGTCAGCGGAACGATCTGGACGGTCTGAGGGACTTTGATCGTGGTCTCTGGCGGTGATTCTGACGATGATCCGAAGACCACGACCAGACTGAAATATGCGAACGCCACAAGGGCGAGGAACTTGAACGGGTGCATTATGTGCCTCCAGTGTCGGGGCTCAGCTGATGCTGTGCTCTCTTGGCTGAATCAGTTGACCGAATGAGCGACGCGATGTCAAGTCATTCGGCGAAGATTCGAGCGAACGCTTCCTCTACCAGTTTTGGATTATCTGCCATCAGTGGCGAGATCTCTACATGAGTCCAGTCAGCTCCGGGTGTTCCGCCGTTGCGTGTGGCAGTCCATGCTTTCCAAGCGTCACGATCGCATCGGTAGCCTGCTCCCCACTTTGTGAGACCTGTCAGAGGGCATCCAGTGCCATCGTAAGCATGGATCTCTTCAATGTTCAGATCGTCCCTGTGCTGGTAGAGAAACTCCACGAGAGCCTTCCGTTGAGGCTTTGTACCTTTGAGGTCTGTCGCTCGCCATGTGGCATGAACTGACAGAGATGAGCCTGAGCGCATTGGTCGGTTCGCATAGATGCCGATGTTCTTGACACCGAAGAGATACTCACAGAACTCGACGAATCGCTTTGTGCCGGCGCGTGGTGTGGGATGGTTTCCGTCTGTGTTCCCTGTGTACGGTCTAGATGTCATTGTCTTTGTCCTTGTCTTTGAGGCCGTTGGATGCTAGGAGTCCAGTGAGTGCTCCGGCGAGAACGAGGAGAACGCTTGAGAGGGTCTCCCATGACTTGGAGTCATTGGGTGATACTTCGAGAGGTTGTACGACGAATGTGAGCGAATACAAGATCATGCCGACTGACATGATGAAGGTGAGCGACAGCGCGACTCCGACCATGAGGACGAGGCGCGCTTTGATCTCTGAGTTGGTGAGTCGTTTTCTCATGGTGTGGTTGCTCCTGTTGAGGTGTCACATCTGGGCGCTGTGGGTTGAGTTTCGCAGTTCCCTCGAACGCGGTCACTGCATCCTGTGACGACGAACATGAGGACAACGGCGAGAGCTGCAATCACGGCGAGAGTTTTCACTTTTCGGCTGCTTCGGCTTCGGCTTGTCGAATGTCTGCGTCGGCTTCCTCTTCGGGCGTATAGGGGCGCTCCGTCTGGTTGCCTTTGATGTCAATGTCTATGTGGGTGCGGTTCATGAGTAGGAGTTTCTGTATCCGTAGATTTTGTAATTGCAATTTGTAAATGTTGAGGAGGCGGTCAGGACTCTCAGACCTGTGCAGGCTGTGGTGCTTGTGCAAGTTCCACTGACACTGATTCCTTGGTATGAGGTGGCACCGCGTGAATCTGTCCCTTGACTGTTAAACGATTTTTGTTGGGTACTGTTGGGCCCGTGAATTTCAAACGATGCCATTGTTGAAGTAGTACCAGCGATGCAACCTGTTGCCCACAGAGTTAGACCGTTGCCAGCGACAACGCTGGAAGTACCTGCGCCAATATCAACACGAGTAATTCCGTAAAAATAGCCTGAGCTAATTGGTGTTGCACCGTTCATCAACCGAATCTGAATATCGGGTGTTGTAGCGGCGACTTGAATGTTTGACAGGATGATCTTGTAGGAAACGTAATCCGAGGTGAAACAACTGTTTACATCAAACGATGAACCGCTAGTAACAGTTCCAGAAGTAACGATGAACATCCCGAGACCGTTGACCGCTGATCCTGTCTCATTCATGTCGTCGCTGGTCAGGATCTGACCGGCTGTAAAGATCGGTAGAAATGGGACTGCCATAATTCTCCTTTAAGCGACTACTGTGTCGCCGTAGCTAAGTCTGTTGTTGTCAAGAGTACCGAAGATTGCATCGTCAAGGATGAATGAACGATACAGCTCGGCTGGGGTGAGGTAGAACACATACTCGGTCTTCTCGGGATCTGAGTTGATCTGCAGCCCTTCAATGACGCACTGGTAGGTCGTGTCTGAGGGTGTGCCGGGGATGCGGTAGACGACATCTATGTTCTGACTGATGAAGTCGTTGTACTGCTGGAACAATGTAAGAGTCGAAGGGTTAACTGCGTAGTCCCATACATGGATCTCAAAGTAGACCTGATTTACGCTTAACGCGTCGCCCATGAGAGCGGCTAAATATTCGGCGCACGCTTGCGCTTGGCTACTGCTTCCGTCTACTTGTGTTGTCGTTGTTGCCCATGTTCCCCAGAGTGCGACTCCTGCAGTATTGGTTGCTGTGAATTGTCCAAATGGGCCGTCAACTGTGACGACATTGTTAAACGAATCTCCGAGGGCAGATCTAAAAACTGCGTTCATTGGCAGGACGGTGGCGGACGCAATGCCGCCAAATGACAATGTAGAGACATTTTCGCCGACTTGAGACCTTGCCAATAGTTTGATCGTGTCGCCGTAGTTGATCATGATTCCGTGTTCGGTCTGCATGTTTTGGGCGAGTCGAGCGCCGATGGTGCCGGTGTAATTGTCCGTCACTGCCGCGATACTGTTTCCGTCGTTTGTGAAGCTGATGAGTGGCGTGTATTCCGAAAGTTGAGCGAGACAATTAAAGTCCCCGAGGTCTGCGTTCACGAGTTGCTCACGCGACAACACTCCGAACAGATCTATTGCTGTAATCGTTGCTGTCGCGCCACCTGACGCGTATTGGAATCCGTCATCGTATGAAACGCTTTGAGTGTAGAAGAAGCTTCGAGCGTTGTTGTTCGTGCCTACTCCGTCCCTGTACACTTTGATCTCTGATCCGGGCAAGAAAGCGGACGCGAGACCTGTTGAGTTGTCAATAGTGAGCGAGAGCGTTTGAGGCGAATAGTTCTCCAGCCATCTCTTCTTCCCGTTAAAGAATGACAGCGAATAGACGAACCCGTTAAGGCTGTATCCGTCCACTGTGACCTTCCAAAGGTTCTGATTGCTCATAGTGGCCTTGTGGTCACTGGCACTGGGCCACTCATTCGGACATATCGTTGCAGAGCTGCGACGACAGCGTTCGGATCTGCTGAAGTGACTGTGATGTTGATCGTGTTCCCTTGTCCCATTTTGCCGAGCTTGTCAAGAGGGATCACTGCTTCGGGCCCTTTTTCGCCGATCATTGCGATAGTGGGCCCTGTCGTAATTCCTCCCTCGGCTAGTCGAGGCAGTTTCACATTTGGGATCTCGCCGAAGTTCACCCAAGGCCCTGCAGCTTTGTCAATTCCGTCAAGGATGATGTTTAGGCCTTTGATAGCGAAGTTGAGTCCGCCTTCTAGACCTGAGATTACTGCGTTGATTACGCCTTTAAAAGCTCCGCCTACCTTGTCAAAGATTGAACCGGCTAGATCTTTGAGTCCGTTGAAGACTGTGATCACCATGTCTTTGAAGAGAACGATCCCTTCCCATGCTTTCTTGAAGGGCCAGAGGATGAGGTCTAGGACTGTTTTGAATGCTGTACCGATCCATCCGATGAGGTTGCCGAGGAAGCCGATGATGGAGTCTTTGAAAGTGACGACTGCGAGAACTGCGAGACCGAATGGCCCTGTGATTACTGCGAGTAGTAGGGGCCAGTGATCTACTGCCCAGTCAAAGACGAACTTGATCGCGTCCCAGACTTTCTCGAATGCTGTACCGATGGCCTCAACTGCTATCCCGAAGATGTCAAACTTCTGCTGGAGGACAATAAGGATTGCAACGATGGCAGCGATAGCGATCGCAATGAGGAAGATCGGGTTCATTCCCATCACAGCATTGAAAACTTTCTGGACTGCTGCGAATGCTTTTGTGACTGCTGTCCAAACTTTCATAGCTGTATT